ATCCCAAAAGGGATCTGCAAATGTCTTGAGTCCGAGTGGGTCTCTGTCTGGCTTGTCTTCATTCTTTTGCTGTTCGATGGGATCTTCTTGATCCATGATCTCTTTGAGTTCATCTGTCAGTTGTATCTGCCACTGACTTGTATTCCATTCCAAGATACCTACGCTTTCATCTGGGTTTCTTCTTAGATGTCCTGCACATATGCTATTTACTGTCTGCAATACTTCTTGCACACTCATGGGTGGGTTGTTGGTTTGATTCCAATCAAGTGATTTAATAATAACTTCGCGTCTGCCCCATCCTTCAGCAATCCATTTGCCAACAAGTCTTGCCAAGGTATCGTTACGCATACCAGTATCAACACCATCTATCGTAAGCAAACTATTGTTTTGCGTTCCAGTCTTGCCTGTATCGTTGAAGTCATAGATTACCTTCATGTCTTTACTGGTAAGACAAGGGAGTTCGTCCATGTCATCTATGGTCATGCTGTCCACAGTTTCAAACATGTATTGGTTGGAAGGCGATATCATGACATAGCCACCTTCTCCTCTGATGTCTAGTCTGCCTGTGGTGTTTCTTACTTTAAGATTTGGATTGATAGCATAGAAGTAATGATAGCCACCACGAGGTGTCTTTTGTTTCATGGTGGTTCTTGTTATCTGCCCTGACTCTACAAACTCACAGGCCTCTTGTGTATCTGCATCAAGCACCACAAAGTTAATGCCTGTGATAGCTGCCCAATTACAAGTTGGGAACTGTAGATACCATTGTTTGATTTCTTTTAATGTGGGTTGTTTTTCTATGTAGTTAGACCATTTGACTCTTGGTGTCTTTGACCATTTCTTAATTAGGGTATCGTCTTCTTCGTATTGATGTTTACGTTTAAAGTAATCTGGTATTGTGTCTGACCTAGAGCCACAGGGTATGAGATGAAAATGATTCTCGTAAAAAGAAATCAACATCTCTCTGCGAGAGTCGTTCATGATTTCTTCCCCCTTAATATTGAGGTTCAGGTCAATAGCCACTTATACCTTTTCGATAGATCCGTAAATGCTTTCCCAATCGAGAGCACGCCCGGTCATTTTAATAAGTTTCTTGGCTTGGTTGACTGAGGGTTGTCTATGACCCCAACGCCATGCACGGATAGTTGACACTGAGACTTTCAAATCTTTTGCTAAAGATTCTTCGCCTCGTTTTTCAATGTAATCTTTGAGTTGCATTTCTCTCCTAAAAAGACAATCATAATTGACACATTACAAATTGTAAAGATATTTGTTGACAAATGATTTTATATCATTAATATAGATAGAGTATTTTTTTGGAGAAAAGTATATGGCAGATAAAAACAATTATGAATCAATGGGCTTGCGTTCTCTACTCAAGCTTAAAAAAATAAATTTGCAGCAACAAGCAAAGCTGAAAGAAGAATCTAAAAATTTAGACAATGCTATTGTTGAATGCGAAGAAGTAAAACCAATCACACAAACACTATCAAACTCTGGTGGATCTAAAAGAGTAGGACTTAACGGTGCTATACCTAAAGATCTGCGAGTGCAATTTAAAGTGACAAGAAAGTGGGATCAAGAATTGTTGCAAGACTTAGCTAAAGATATAACTGGCTTTCCTTTTAAGTCAGAGTTTGTTGAAGACGTAAGACAAAGCAAGAAGATGCAAGAAACTGATCCTGAAACCTGGCAGAAGATCGAGTCTGCATTAACCACCAAGATTAATGAGAGACCTTACATATCTTTTATTGATCCATTACAAGGAGATAACGATGAGTAAGACAGCAGATTTTTTACTTGGCCTATACGAAGATGCTAATTGTGTTTTAAGTTTTTGCATAGACTTTGAAGAGTTTTGTAGCAAGATGAAAGAGATCAATGAGTTGTATTTACCAAGCATATTATCAGATGTATGGGAAGAACATGTGGCTTCCCAAGAACCCTATAACGTTAACGAGTTTGACAGGAGACCAAGGTGAGTCTATTGAATACTATTGAAACAGGAATTAAAGTCCCGGCTTTAAAGATTAATGTGGCTGGAACAGATGGCATAGGTAAAACAACCTTTGCCTCTAAAGCACCCAAGCCTATATTTGTGAAGACAGAAGATGGCACTAACTTTGTTGATGCTCCATCCTTTCCTCTGTGCGAAAGCTACGATGACATTGTCAAACAATTACAAACGCTTTACGAAGAAGAACACGATTACAAAACTTTGGTATTTGATACCACTGACTGGGCTGAAAAGCTTGTGCAAAAAAAGGTTTGTGATATTCACTCAATAAAATCTATTGAGGCATTAGGTTTCGGAAAAGGTTATACCGAGTCAGCAGAACTCTATAACCGTATTCTAAAAATGTTTGATCTGCTACAAAAGAAAAAGATGCACATCATCCTTCTCTCCCATGTAGCTATCAGAACTTTCAATGATCCAGAGCGTGAGCCCTATGATCGTTGGGAAATGAGTTTACACAAGAAAGTATCTTCACAGATAAAGGAATGGGTAGACTTTAACCTGTTCGCTAACTACGAGGTATCAACTCGTACTAGCGGCCAAGGTTTTAAGGAAACAACTAGGGGTGTGTCTTATGGCAAACGTAAGTTGTTTCATAAATTCAGTGCAGCTTTTGATGCAAAGAGTCGAGTTGACTTAGGCAACATGCCTTTGGATCTTGATTGGAATGCATTCTTATCTGCGTTCAAGCAATCTCTAAAACAATTAAAGGAGAAATAAATGACGGATGATATATTTAATCTGAACCTGACCGATGTTGAAGACGACAGTGGTCCTATTGAACTCATGCCAGTTGGCGACTACGAAATGGTAGCCACAGCATGGAAGTCTAAAAAATCTGCTGAGAAAGGTCATAAGATGATAGAAGTTACTTATGATGTTGTCGGACCTAAGTATCAAGGCAGAAAAGTTTGGGAAAACTACATGCTAGAAGGCAACGGTCTTAATGTAACTAAAGGCAAGTTGCGTAACTGGAGAAAGGCCATGGGCATGGAGCCTGATGTAGAAGCTTTTGGTATCGAGCAGCTAGAAGAAATGATGAATGTTAATTTTCTAGCAACCATGCGAGTAGAAGTTGGTGGTGACAAAGGCGATGGCACTAAGTGGGCTGATAAAAATGTTATTGGCAAGTTTATCCCTGGTGATAGCAAACCAGTTGCAAGCAAACAAGATGTAAATCAATCTGATTCATCTAGCGATGATGACGACTTTGATTGGGACAAGTGATGAATAATCCTGTCCCTACATATGACGGTTACAATGCCATAGTTAATCGTCTGTCAGGCGACATCAAGAGTGAAATAAAAGCTCTTGGTGTCCATGACACCATTAAAGAAGGTTTGTTAACAATAGTTGATAGGCTTGGAGACAATCTCACAACTGAAATAGAAGAAATTATTTCCGGGAGAGAAGAAGGGGCTTAGAATCTCCGTCATAACCTTGAGGTGTGGTTAGGCCCTAAAACACCTCACTATTTTTTTGGAGAAAAATATGAATATAGATAGAAGAGAAGCTAACGCTTTGATATGTGCAATGACAGATCTTGTTAACAGTGTAGATACAACCCTTAATAATCTACCGCCTAAACTAGGTAAGTCCATGCATAATGCTAAACTTACATTATTAAACGTGGATGTAAAAAATGAAAAAGAACAACATGAAAGAAGACTTCCTTGATAAAGATACTTGCGACAGAGTCATTGAAGACATGGAGATATGTCTAGATGATTGGTCTAGACTAGATCTAGATACCAAAGCAGCAGTAATAACTTTGGCTAGGTTTGCTATCCTAACTGCATTTAAGTTTTCGCATAACCCAGATGATGCAGTCAAACTAATATCGTCAATTGTTTACGACAACTTTGTTAAGGATCCATCTAACATAGATGAGTTTTTATCAGAAGAAAAAGCAGACAAAACGATTCACTAAAAAATGAAAATAGATAAAAACATACCTATACCTAAAAGAAATTATGGGAATATAACTGACAAATGGCCTTGGAGATTAATGGAAGTAGGTGATAGCATTGCTATACCAATTGATGAAAACGATAGGGTTATTAAAAAATCTTATAAAGCAGGTCAACTTTGTCAAAAAACACTAACAGCAAAGTCATATTTTTCAGGAGTAACAAGAGCTTATCCTGAATACAAATTTTGTAGCAGAATTGTAAAAGAAGAAGAAGGATATGCATTACGCATTTGGCGTATTGAATCTCCTAAATGAGCGAAAATGGTTGGACATACATTGAAGCTTAGATACTATCAACGTAATGCTATTGATGCATTGCACAATTGGTTTGCCACCAGGCCAGTAGAAGAACATGCTCTTATAGCTTTACCTACGGCCGCCGGGAAAACAATTATCTTTTCTCACTTTATAAAAGAGGTGCTAGCAAAGAATCCTGATGCTAGGTTCTTGGTTATGGCACACAGAAAAGAACTTGTATCTCAAGCTGAAACAAAACTAAAGACTGTGTGGCCCAATGCACCAACAGGTGTGTTAGCTGCTGGTATGAAACGCTTTCAACATAATGCACAGATACTTATAGCCAGTCGCGATACGCTTGCCTCTCCTAAACGCTTAGAGAAAGTAGGTAAGTTTGACTACATGATTATAGACGAGGCTCACAACGTGCCTCCTAATTCGTTTACCAGATACAAAAAAATTATTGATACTCTGTCAGCTCGTCAGCCTATGAAGGTCATGGGTTGCACTGCCACACCTTATCGCATGGGCCAGGGTTATATCTATGGGGATCGTAAAGATCATTTCTTCAAAGACATAGCTTACAGTGTATCTATCCCAGAACTAATTCAAGCAGGTTACTTATCAAGACTGTCTGCTTTTGCAGTTAATGATGATGCAATCATTGATGCTAGCAAGGTTAGTTTAAAGTTTAAGAATGGCGACTTCCGGGAAAAAGAACTAGAAGATGTAGCCATGGTAGATGAAACCATCATTGAGGTTATCAACGACTGGATAGATAACGCTTACACCAAAGGCAGAACAGCTTCTGTTTTCTTCTGTGTGTCAGTGCTACATGCTGCCAAGATGACTCAATACTTACAGCAATACAACATCAAGGCTGAACTCATTACAGGTGAGACACCTAACGATAAGCGAGACCAGATACTGCAAGACTTTGAAGATGGCAAGATCCATGCGCTATGCAACGTTGGTGTGCTGACTGAAGGTTGGGATGCTCCAAGAACAGACTGCATAGCTTTACTAAGGCCAACACAAAGCATTGGCTTGTATGTGCAAATGTGTGGTCGAGGCATGAGGATTCACGATGACAAAGACAATTGTTTATTGCTTGACTATGGTGAGAACGTTGCTAGGCATGGATGTCTAGATGAAGTAGAACCAGGAGATACATTGCCCGGACGATACAAACCTAAGATCTGTGCAAGCTGTAATGCTATTAACTCACCATCAGCTAAAGAATGTGTTGAATGTGGGCAGAAGTTTGAAGCCAGTAAAACAAATGTTTTGTGGACTAAGAAAGAAAGAGAGGTAGCAAGGCGTACCAAGGCTGAGAAGCAAGCTGTTTTATCAGATGAGAGGAAAGCATCGGTTCCAAAAAGAAAGACCGTGACGGATGTCTACGCAGCTGTAACTAAATCTAAGAATGGTGCTGACTATTGTCAAGTTGTCTTTACAATCAAGGACGAGTTCTTTTCAAAGAAGATGCCTTTAATGTTTGGCCACCCTACTGCACATAATATGGCAGTGCGTAAATGGAAGAAGATAACTCCTAAGTGGGGCTCGCCCACTCAACCTTGGATGGCCGCTGAGTTAATTAAGAACGGTGCGTTCGATTCTATTTCTGAGATCATTGTGCAAAAGCAAGGCAAGTATGAGAATGTTGTTGGTGTTAAAACAAAAGATGGAACGGAGATAAGTTTATGAAAGAGATTGAACAAATAAAAATGCGTAAAGATATTGAGGTTTTAACAGATAAATACAAAATACCATTAAGCGCATTAGCAAGAGAGTTTGAATTGCCTGAAAGAACACTTAGAGAATTTATCTGTCCACCACAAAGAAATTTATGTGATGAAAACTTTTTAAAAACAAAAGATGGTCTTGAAAAAATAAAACAACAAATAAAAACTGCTAAAGAATATAAAGGTTTTGATTAATGAAAGATATAAACCACTTGCTCGATGATGTAGAGCTACAAGAAGAAAGAAGTCTTAGATTCTATTTAGGTATTAGTCAAATAGGTAATCCAAACCAAAGACTATTGTGGTTGCGTTGGCGATGGCTGATGCCAGATGATTGGGAACCAAGAGTATTGCGTCTGTTGGATCTAGGTAATGTGGTTGAAGAAGATCTAATTAAAAAGTTAAGAAAGATACCTGGCGCGAAGATCTATGACGTAGATAAGAATGGTAATCAGTTTGAGACTAAAGCTTTTGGTGGCCATGTAAAAGGTCATATAGATGGTGTAGCAAAAGATTTACCCGGATTAAAAGCAAACAAACCATACCTACTAGAGTTTAAGACAGCCAATGAAAATCGTTTTAATAAACTAGAAAAGTTAGGTAGCTATTGTGATTGGTCAGCAGAGTATGATGCTCAAATACATTTGTATATGGGTTTGTTTAAGTTAAGTCATTGCATAGTTATTGTTTACAACAAAAACAATTCAGCTTTATACACAGAAGTCATAGACTTTGATCTTGAGAAGTTCAGTATGTTTATGGACAAAGCCAAGAATATACTGTTAGCTGACGCTCCACCAGATAATTACATACCTGAGACAGATTACAGAATACGCAGCTACATGACTCCAAAGCAACAGTCTGCTTATTTAGGTAGGTCTTTGCCAAGTAAGTTACATTGTAGATCGTGTCGTTTTTCTAACGCTGATATTGAAAGTGGTAATTGGGTTTGCTCTAAAGATAATAGGATAATAAGTAAGAAAAGACAGACCACAGGTTGTGCAAATCACAACTACATTCCAGAACTTATACCAGCACACTGCATAGAAAAGGACGACAGCATAGTAATTTACGAGAAAGATGGTATGCGATTTGTTAATGTCCCGGAAGGCAAACATTCTAAAGAAGATAATTTTTATTCTAGCAAAGAGTTGATAGAGGTTATCAACAGTGGCTTTCCGAAAGAAGCTTTAGAGCAATACAATAAGATAAAACATTTGTTTGATGGCACGATACAAAAGATTAGGCCATGGGTAGATACCGGGGCTCCGTTCTAGTGAAGATTAAATTATCTTTGGATGTTTATTATTCAAAGAAAAAAAAGTTTATTCTAAACCTTAACAACTATCGCAATGCTCATTACAGAGTTTTATCTATAGCAAAGAAGACATACTCAGATGATCTCTTACCAGAGATACAAGACTTACCTAAGTTTACAGAGCCAGTTAGATTAACATACACCTACTACGCTAGGAGCAATAGGCGACTTGATATAAGCAATCCATGTTCAGTTATAGATAAGTTTGCTTGTGATGCTTTGGTTAAAGCTGGGATCATACAAGATGATGACTTCAAACAAATAAAAGAAGTGGTCTATAGTTTTGGTGGAGTGGACAAAGACGATCCAAGATGTGAGCTAGTAATAGATATATTCTAGGGTGTGCCTACTAATTTGTTTATCTCTTCTTCTCTTAATATATCCGATGCTCTTTTAATAGGTGGAGCAACAGGTTCATCTCTTGGATCTTGAAATTGTCCTTTTAAACGTTGTCCTGTTAGATCTATTTGAGAAGATGCTAGGTCACCAATAGGGACTGGTTGAGCTGCTTTTCTTTTTGTTCCAGTCATTGCAAACCGAAGAACATCTTGATTAGGTTCAATTGGATTGAAAAGACCAATCATCACAGCATCTCGATTAGCAACTTTTGCAATTTTTAACTGTTCACTAATTTGATAATCTTTAAGTCCTAAAGTTCTTGCATCTTCAATAGCTGTATAAAGAGTTCTTAACGAGTTATATCTGTCTTCGTTGGTATTGATATAACCTTGAATAAAATCTTCAGCATCTCTTCTGTTGTTAGATCTTAATAGTCTGTTAAATTCATTGGTTGTTTCTCTAATAGCTCTTTTTGCTTCGGCTGCTTTGTAATAAAGAGATCTATCAATCTGAGGTTTAATAACTTTAATACCAGAAAAAGCTGACACCATTGTTTCTGCAACATCGATAGGTTTTCCTCTTGGGCTAATTAAACCTTCTTTACCTGTAGATAATGATGCTGCAGCTGTAATAAAATCTTTAGGCACAATCT